CTGTGTTCTTGATTGCTTGCCCTTCACGAACCTTTGTGTTGTTGAATGTTTTGATTTGCACCAATAAAGTTTCGCTTACTGAAATCTTGTTCAAGACCATAGGGTTGATACTTTGAAACAGTGTTCCCACATTCGAAAGAATTCTTGAAACTTGTTTCGTTTCTTCTTCTGTGAATGTTGCTGTGCCTGATGCATCAACGAAGTATGCGTCACGAAACCAAACATCTTTTGTAGGAGTAAGATTGTTGATATCAATGTTGAATGATGCTTTCAAGTCTTCGATAGTCTTACCTGTGTATGAAGTATGAAATACGATGCCCATCTGTGCTGCTTTCATACTCTGTGCTAACTTAGAATCTGAAGGTACAGCATACACGATTGTATTTGGCTGAAAAGTAATATATTCTTCATCATCAATTGTCTGAGGATTCAGATCACCTTTTGAGAACATCATATCACCTTGCAGAACGCCTTTGATGCCTAACTTAGGCAAGTAGCGAAGTGCAACTTTAAGTTTTGCATTCAATCCTTCTGATGCATGATTCGCATCAATATCTGCGTCAGTGTAATTCAACTTTGCGTTCTTGTTGAATATACCTTTAGTGGCAACAAAGAATTTACCGTTCTCCGGATTAATGCCGCAGAAGACAGCAGGTGCACCATCCCATTTCGTTGTGACATTAACTCTAGCCTCTGAGTGACCTGCAAGCATATCACGTAGAGATAATAGAAAGTTAATTGCTGCGCGAGTACCCGTAACACCACCATTAAGAACCTCATCTTCGATATGCTCAAGATGAAGGTTTTTACCGCCAGTGTCTTCGGTTAAGAATTCTGAGAATTTCATGTTAGTAGGGGTCGCCTGAAAGTTTTACGGAAGATGCCATTTTTTCCGATTCGAATTTAAAACGAATTTTCATAATCTTTTTAGTTCCAGCCATCACACCAATAGATTCATTTCCAACTTTTGTAAGAGAAATTTCATATTTGGCCAAAGCATCTAATTTATCATTCTTTAAAGGGTCCATAACAACTGCACGATATGGAGGTTTGTTACCTTGTCCTGTAACTTTAACATAAGGAGGATATATCACATCTGCATCCATCCAATCTGTCAAAAGATATTTCAATAATTCTTTCTGTTTTAAACTCTGAAGTTTAGTGAAAAGTTCATCACGCATTGCCGATAAAATTTTCACACCAATTTCTTCTGTTTTTGTTTTTATGCCTTGATTCGAACGAATATATTCTTTTCTTGTTTGTGCAGATTCAGGTAATCCAAACATTTGAATGGTTTGTTTTAGTTGATTTGCATATTCATCAGCAAGATTTATTTTCAAATTTCTATCCACTGTACCTAGACCTGGATTTTTAAATCCTATTTCTCCATTTCCTTGGGTTGCCTTTGCAGACAATCCAAGAAAACCATTCGCAGGACCTGATGTAAATTTTATTAAAACATCAGTTGGATTTTTTCTTTGATCAACTTCTACACCAACAGCATCAGACATTGAACCTGGTCGAGCAGTCCACCAAACGCCTTTTATTGGAAGTTTATATCCATTTTGTTTTGCCCACTTTAAAAATTGTTCTGCCATAACTTCAGCTTTTCCGTGAGCATCTTCAACTTCATCAACTTTAGCTTGTTTAATTCTGGTATTATATTGTTTTTGGGCTTCTTTATCAAACCATTTTTTATTAGCTAATACAAATGCTGTGTAAATTTCATTTATATCAGAAAGTATAGTGTTCGCAGTCATAATTTCCTCCAATTATATATTTATCTATCATTGAAGTCAAACTTTGATACCTTCAAAGTTCTTGCTAAATTTTCTTTCTCTATTGCCAAAAGTATTGATCGGACCATCATCAGGTTCAGATTGTCCAGAGTCGGACAGTCCTGATTGTGCTGATACTTCTGCATCATACAGTCTCATCTTGGCTCTGTCAATACCTACGACAAATCTTTTATAGTGTGAAGGATCATTGTAGCGATTCTTCAACTGTTTGACCATGATCTGATTCAAAGCATCCAACTGTTCATTAGCAATCAGCGCAAACATAAAGTCAGCAGTCGCTGGCAAGCCAAACGATTCTGAAGTGTCTTCAAGACCTGGATCAGAAGAAGTAAACCCGCTTCGTGTCGTTTGTGTTGCAGATACGATGGGTAGATTATTTTCAACTGCAAGCCCACGAAGTTCTTCGGCGATAGACTTAATGTAAGTATAACTGTTAATATTCGATCCAGGCTTAATCCTCGCTGAACAGCAAATATTAAGATAATCAATAAAAATGATATCAGGTTTGAATGTGCGCTTAAGTGCTAGATCGTTCAACAAAGCACGAAAGTGTAGAGTCGATGCTGATGCAGTCGGATATTCTTTGATGATTAGTTTGCCATGTGTCTTTGTTTTGAGATGTTGAAACTTACGATCATACTCTTCTTTAGATAGGTTGTGCAGATCATTTAAAGTTACATTCAACAAGTTTGCATCGATACGCTCTGCAATCTTTTCTTCAGACATTTCCATTGTGATGTACAAAACATTCAAACCTTGATTGATACAAGACGCTGCGACATGACACATGAACAACGATTTACCAACACCAGTACCTGCAAGTGCGATGTTCAAAGTCTTTACTGGTAGACCGCCTTTGGTAATTTTGTTGAACAAGTCCAAGTCAAATTTAACGCGAGATTCTACACGATGATAAGATTCAAATCGCGCATCTGCATCTTCCATATAGTCATGACCGATGTTGCTGTCAAAAGAAACACCAAGAGCATCACTCAACAGCTTTGGAATCTCACCTTTAGATTTCTTGTGATTGTTATCATCAAGAATACCTACAGACTCCATGATTGCATTGTAGATTGCTTTGTCTTGACAAAACTTTTCAGTCTGCTCTGTCAACCATTTCAGTTCTGTAGGTTCATTCTTTTCAACATTAATTTTCGTCAACAGATCAACCGCTGACCGAACTTCTTGCTCGGTCAGGGTTTTCTTTTCCGTGAAATTAATTACAAGTGCTTCGTATGTCGGAAGATTCTTGTACTGATTGATAAAAGAAAAAACTTCTTTGAATACTATCTTCTCAGTGTTGTCTTGAAAATACTCAGGATGAATGAATGGCAATACTTTTCGTGCATAGTCTTCATTGTAAATCAGATTCTTCAGAATCGTTTGTTCTAGTCTGTTCATTCGTTTTAGCCATTAGAATTGATGAGAGAATATCTCCCATCATTGTATGTAAATTTTCGTCTGCTGTCAATACATCGATATCGTGTTTACCAGGATGCACAATCGTATAACCAAATTGTAATCTTGCTAAAGCACCTTCTTTGACAACTTTGACTTTATGATAGTGGTAGAGAACACCTTCGTATTCTCCTTTGATGATACCAACACCAGTCAATTCAGAATCGTTTAGATCAACGAACTGATAATCTACACCCTCTTCAAGCATCTTCGGCTTCTTCTTCCAGAATAGGAGTTTCTCCCATAATGTTCCCATACGCAATCTCATATTTTTGTTGAATGAATTTTTGGAAGTCTTTATCTTTCAAGATTGATTCCATAAATTCAGCAGTTTGTGTATCTGCTAGTCGAACTTTGTCACCAATCTCGCCTGTACTTTTATCTACCTTTGCATACCAACCATTGCTTGGTTTTGAAACGTGTCCTGACTCCAATGCAACGTCAAGTAAACCAGACCACTTACTAATCCCACCATCAAAAGATACGCTGATAGGTATTTTAGATTTTTCTTTAACATAACGACTTTTTTCCACATTAATAATAAAGTTATAACCTACGACTTCTGTTCCATCTTTTTCTTGCTGGCGACCAATGATGTAGATGTTATCAGCAGAGTAGTAAGAACCTGTACCACCACCAACGATATCTTTAGGATACAAACCAATCTCTTTGTAAGTATGATTAACAACAATCATCGGAATATCTTTAAGATTCAAGTGAGGTGTTACCATACGGAACAAACTCTTAACTTGTTTTGCACGACTCATATCTGCAACTGATTTACCTTCAAGTGCATCTTCAACTTCTTTCTTTGAAGCAAGATTGCCAATCGAATCAAGAACAACCATCAATTTATCACCACGCTCGATATTCTGAAACTGTTGCATGATATCAAACTTCAACTGTTCGATATCAGTCAACGGTGTATGCATCACACGATCCATGTCGATCTGAAAAGTTTCAAAGTAGCTGATTGGAGTACCAAACTCACTATCATAGAATAAAAGGACTGCTTCGGGATACTTATCCATGTACGACTTAGCCATGAGCAAGGAGAAAGCAGTTTTAAAATGTTTAGATGGACCTGCCCACATTGTAAGACCTGGGGTCAATCCACCATTTAGACTACCAGAGAGCGCAACATTAATCATTGGCACGCCAGTAGAGATCATATCTTTTTCATTAAAGAATTTCGATTTAGAAAGAATAGCACTATCTTTAATCGTAGTATTTTTTTTCAGTTTTTCAAGTAAACTCATTCAATGCTCCTAGTAGGAATAAACATTATTATATCACGGATTCTTCTTAGAATGGGGTACATCAAACACAAAAGTTATACGAGTGCAGTCACCTATGTTATGTGTACCGTGTGGCAGTTTATTGTTGAACCAAAGTAAAGTACCTGGTTCAACGATTACAGATTCGCCACCTACTGTATATCTATATCTTCCTTGTATGGAAAGATGGTATCTATCTTTTGTTAGATAATATTTTCCCACATCAATATGCTGCCCAACTTCACCATCAACTTCTAATGACAAGAATCCACAACGGCAAAACTTATGAAAGTGGCGCTTCAGAAAGCTAATAACTTCAGTGTGATTTTTGTATGCAGGTGTTGGTATAGAAAGTTCTGTGTCGCCTACATATTCACTAGGATGATTTACAGCACCAATCACTAGCTGTAACACACCAGCAGGAAGGTACATGAATCCTCTGTCGAGTAAAGATTCAACACCTTCCATTTTCTTTTGTGATTCCCAATCTTTAGGATTATCTTGCAACTGTTTCATAATCTTTGAAACATTAATACCTGTTTGAATGATACGAATATTATCCAAAGAAACTCTCCAGTGTATTGGGTTTCTCTGTTTGCCAACCCATACAGTCTAGAATGATTTTGATAGGTTCAAGAAACGCTTTATTGAATTGCATATCATAATCAACATACTGTTCTAACTCAAACTCTTTTGGAATTCTTGTTGGAAAAGAAAGAACCATATCTTTCAACGGATTAGGTTGCTTGAGATAGGTAAACTTTAGTTTCTCGCCTTCTTGAATCAATTGATACTTCTTATCAAGATTCATCTTCTTCAATTTGTCGTTATAGAGAATCGCACCCTTAACATGAATCGGTGTACCCTTCTTGTATAACATGACTGGATCAGAATATTCTTTCAGCCCATTCAAACCGCGAGGGAATGAAATATCTTCAGGTGGAAGTTTCTTGAATGCTATTTTAAAATCTGCAATAAACTTATGAATATCTTCTTCAGTACCCTGCACCATGATCTTAATTGATTCACGCATCTTCTCACGAATTGCAGCAGGTGTTGAAGACTTGACCATTTCAAGACCCATGACTTTTAGTTTGGGTTCGTTGTACTGCACACCTTCGTTGTTGTATACATTTAGAATGTAACGCTTCTTGGCTGTCCAGATACCTTTATCAGCCAACGCTTCGCGCTTCATCTGCATCTTTTGGGCGAAAGAACGCATATATGTAGCAAGTTCCTGATAGCTGCTATCAATAAATGGTTGCAACTTATCTTCACATACCTTGTCCATGAATTCGATTGTTTTGCTTGCGGGCTGTGATACTTTTCCACCCACACCAAAGACTTTTTCAACCAATGGACCAAGACGGAGATAAATCGAATCTGTATCCGATGCAATAACATAATCTTCATTCGTTTTCAAAAGGTTATTCATATAGTTATTGAGTTTGTTTTCGATCCAACGAATCGACAACTGACCTGCTAATGTAACAGCAAGAGCCATGCGTAGATCATAGAATCGAAAATACTGCGAACCCAATGCACCATAAGCGGAGTTTAGCGATAACTTTTTAGCCAACTGAAGATTATCATAACGAGACACTAGATTTTGTATCTCATTCTTTTTCACTGGATCTTTTTCATTCTCATACTCTTGCTTTGCTTTGAGCATAAGTTTCTTAAACTTCTTTCGATCTTCATAAAGTTCTTCCATCATTGCAGGAAGAAAACCTTGCTTGTTGGTACGAAAGAATTGACTGTTTGGTGTGAGTGTAACATTATTGAGACTAGAAGTGTCTAACTTCTTCACCAATAGATTATCAACAGTTACGCCTTGCGATAACACCTGAAGCATTTCATGTGTATAGTCTGAAGGCTCAACTAAAGTTTCAGGTGAAATATTATATTGCATCAACAAATGTGGATACAGACTGTTCAAGTCAAAAGATGCAACCCAATTATGCAAACCAATCTGTGGTTCTTTAACATATGCACCTTCGAATCGTTCGGTCTTGCTGCTGATTTCTTTTGGTGGTATAACAATCTTACGCTCAAGAAGATAGTTATTGATTAGAGAGTCCCACATTCTTGTCTGTGCAAAGATATCGTTGAAGTTACATTTTGTATCATATGCAAGAGTCAAACCCAACTCAATCAGCTTCAGTTTGTTTTCAAGTTTGAAAATAAGATCAACGTCTTTGATGTTATAGTCAATAAACTTTTGAAAGTCAAGGCGATACAACTGATTCAAGTTATCAAACTCATCATACGACAATTTGCTCTCATCGATTTCTACATTAGCGATATGATCTAGGCGATATGATTCTTGTGATTTACCACCAGGCGCATACCACTTGTACAGATCGATATAGTCGAGCGCAGAGACACCGACCATCGTGTAGGAAATGTTTTTCTTGTTCATTACATTTACTTCACGCTCATCGATTCTACCCCAAGGAGACAAACGATTTGTCATGTCATCACCAAGAAGTTTTCGGAATCTATTCACCAGATATGGAATATCGAAGAAGTTTATGTTCCAACCAGAGATTACATCAGGACAGTTCTCTTGCCAAAAGTCAAGAAATTGTTTACACAGATTCTGTTCGACGCCACATTGATAGTAGATAACATCATCACTATTTTTGACATATGGTTCACAACCAAATACATGAGTCTTACCACCCATGAAGCGAATACAGATTGCTGTGATAGGTTCATTCGCTTGATATGGATCGGGGAATCCATTCTCTGATCCAACTTCAATATCGATTACTGCAACTGAAATGTCATTGATATTCCAATCAACCATACCTTTGAATTCTTCTGCGATGAAAGAATAGGTGTGTGCTTGATTGCCATAGATTTTGAAGTTAGAAACATCTTTATATTGTTCAATGAAGTTTTTTGCTTCACGAATGTTTTCAAACTTAACAGGCTCAACATAATCACCAAACAGTGTTTTATAGTCTGTTGGCTTTTTAACAGGCACAAACAAAGTAGGCGCGTAAGCAATTTTCATCTTAACGCGCCTACCTTCTTTCACACCACGATAAAGAATGTTGT